CAATGCGTGTAGCAAAGTCTTTTGTATCATTGATACCATAGATGTCTTGTTCTATTCTCATCTCTTTTCGTATCTCGTTTATTCGTTCTTTACTGATATATTTAGTCATGGTCGGGGTCTTTTTCAATACACTAGGACATACCACTTGATGCCTTCGTTGTGGCAAACTTGCAGTATGTCATCTAGTTCTTTTGCGTCAAAGTCATGCGTGAAGTAATCGTTATATGCTCTGTAAACGACTATTCTCATGGGCGCACCTTTGAAAACGGATTAGGATATTATACCTTAGGTGTGGCAAAGTAGGTATTTAACATCTCTAATTGGTCATGATACATTGCGATAATATTCAACTCTTTTTCAATCGTTTCTAATACATCACCATGCTCACCGATACCTACTGGTTGATTTAGGTATATCTCTACATTTGCTTTATGCTTTTGAATATGACCTTCAGCATGTGCCTTCATGCTTTGTATCATTTGTGTTCTCATTTCTTGCGCCATATACGCCTCCTTCTCTATGATGAATTTTTATGCTCTTGTATTGCTTTCCTTTGCTCTTTCGCAAACTTGCCTATCTCACCTAGTGCTTTTCTCGCCCTAGTTGCGGCAGACTTGTTGCCTTTTTCGTAAAACAATTCAGTATTTTCTTTGTATGCTTTCACTTGGTCGTCTAGTGTATAGAACTTGACTTTATAATCTGTTGACATTTTATGCCTCTGCTTTCTTCGTATATTGATTTGTTTGTATATCAGTTAGTATAGACGGAAATGCTTTTCTTACCACTTCTCTGGTAACATTCGGAAACATGTCTTCTAACTTCTTATCTTTACATGCTATCACAAGGTCTGCCTCTGTGTAATGAATACCTTCAAGTATTTGCACAAAGATAGTCTCTTTTCGTACCTTGTTGATGTCTGTAGTACCCACGGCGGTCCTTGCCAGTCGTCTGGTCTCGTTCATTAAATCCGTGCTTGACATACCGATAGGTTCTCTCTCATCTCTTTTGAATGGAGGCGCCCCCTCTGGCACATCTAGTTGTATGTTCTTATCAAACGCCAACTGCAACATCGTCTTTAGCGGTTTGACATTGAATGCTTGTAGCATTCGTACTCTCTCTGCCTTTGACGGTGCATCGTTAACTTCTTTCAAGAACTCGTATAAGTTTCTTCTCATTTTAGTTTACCTCGTTTCTAATGCTTTTTAATATGTTTATGACTTTGTAAATGCTCGTATGCTTTCTTCGAAAACTCTTTATGAGGATTCTCTGCTTCTAGAACATTGCCGCCATCTTTATGTGTAACTTCACCCATAAATGTCTTGTCTGTATAGACATTACCTGCTACAGATATTCTTTCAACATCTGTAGTAAACGGATAAACATAGTGTCTTAACCAATTAGGAAATACTAGTATATCGCCTGTCTCTGGTACAATATTTTTAATTGTAATGTTATAGGTGTTATCTTCACCATATGCTAGTGTTATACTACCAGCAGTATTACTGTTGCTTTGTTGAGTTGGGTGTTTCTCTTCTTCTTTCATGTCATTAGGTACATTGACATATAACACATAACTCACATGTGCAGAATGCGTATGTTCAGGATTCCATTCAAATGCTTTCATGAAGTTTACCCACATGCTTTCCATCTCTAACTTCTTCATGTAATGACTATACAGTCTTGATGGTTGATTTTCTACACCACATATAAATTTACTTACATGTTTAAAAATCTCTTGTGTAACAGGATTATCATCTGTCTTTAGATAATGAAACAAGTCATATTCTTCAGACATATTACCTGCAAGTTTTGTACGATAATCGTATTCTTTCGAACCTCGTACATCGTAACAATTTTGTTTGATGACTTCTAGTATGCTAGGTTCTATTTTACCAAGATAGATTGTAGGACCAAAAGGTTTAAAGCATCCTTGTTGTACTCTGTTATAGATACCTACTGCAACTTCTTCGCCTGGTGGTATATCATCTTGTGTATAATGTTGTCCTTTTGTCAAATCGCTTTCTTCACTCATTACTTCTCCTCAAAATACATTCTTATGTTAATACACTCACTTTCGGTACCATCAGGTAAAATCTCATAGTACAAATGAGCAGGCGATATCACTAACATATTTTCTTTAGGTACAATCTTTTCATAGTATGGTGCACCTAATGAGTTGGGATTATGAAATCGCATCTCTCTATTTTCGATATCAGTTTTAGGTAGAACTAAAAAATAGTTGGCAACCCAAGAACTTTTTCGACTTTGTTTAAAGTATATAGTATCATACTTATTCGATATTGTAAAGTCAAAATCCTTTAAATACGAATTAAAGTCTATTTCTGCCACATATCGACTAGTTATATCTCGTAATTCACTTGCCATATCAGTTTCATCTGGTTCGAAAGGATCAGAATAGTAACCTTTATGACTTGTAAGGTTACGATTATCAACTTCACCTTTATCGTAACCATCAAAGTTATCGTTTAGTCTATGTGCTTTGCATACTTTAATTAACTCTTCTTTCTCATGTAAAGGCACGGTCTTTATAAAAACAGGTGTATAGAAAAACTTAAACTTGTGCATAGATATCATCTCCTATAAATGTCAAGTCAGGTTTTGCCTCTTCAGCAAATTTCTTTGTATCTTCTATCGTATGTGATAATGGTTTACCAAATGAGTTTAAAGATGTATTGACTACTGCAGAACTACCTGTCAATCTTTTTAACTGCATAAGCATTAACGCATACCAATCATTCTCTACTGTTTGATATCTTACTGTGCCATCTACATGCACTACACCAGATAATGCTTTCTTACCTTCTTCGGTTAGTGTGCTTGTGTGTAACATGTAAGGCGAAGGCACAGGTGTTGTTAAAAATCTATTTGCATCTTCTTGTAACAAACTAATACCATAAGGTCTCCACCATTCTCTTTTCTTGATACCTCTAATGTTAAATAACTTAGGTGCATTCGCCATATCAGGTCTATAGAATATGCTACGATTACCTAATGCTCTAGGTCCTATTTCTGCACCCATCTGGTGATTAGCAACTATTAATCCTCTTGATATTTCCTCTGCCATCTTTGCTATCGTAACAAATTTAGGTTGTGGTAGTATTTCAACATCTGCTTGATACTTAGGTATGTCTGCTTTGATTTGATGTTTTTGTAACAAGTAATACATACCACCTAATGATAATCCTTCATCACCTACATAAGGTGGTATCTTCATGTTAGGAAATACTTGTTGCATCAATGCGTTTAAGTTAACATTATGTGCTACACCACCAGTATATGTAAACTCGTCTTTTTCGTTGTAACTATCTAAGACATAGTTAATTATCTTCTCAAATAAAACTTCTTGTGCGGTGTATAACCAATCCACATGATGAGGTGTAATACCCATAACTGTATCTTGAACATAACCATATGCAGTTTGTAGTTCAGGTTTTCTCTTGCCTTCTATTTCGTAACCAAACTTTCGTACTCGTTCAAAATTAAATGCATCTATACAGAAATCATCGTAAGGTCTCTTTCTTAACCATTCATAGTAACCTTTTATTCGATTACCATATGATGCTAGACCCATGAGTTTGCCTGCGTTATCTACAAATGCACCATCTTTCCAGTTCTCTTCTTTCTCTGCACCAGGACAAAATTTATCTGACATCTTTGCATACCACCAACCTATACTCATAGGATATGGATCTCTATCATCAATAAACTTTACATTACCTGCTTCAGGAATACAATCATACATGCTAGTGTGATTACTGTTATCACCACAACCATCTATGACTAATGCTTTATCGTGGTCACCAAACAACCAATCTGCACTTAGTTTATGTGCATAGTGATGGTCTATTCTAGTTGCTTTGAAAGGTTGTTCTACTTGCATGACTTGACCTACAACTTCATCGTTAGATACGCCACCTATAGTCATACAAATTTCAGTTAGATTATCCCAATCTATGTTTAAAAATGCTAAGTCTTTGTCTTTTTTGAGTGTGTCGGCATGAAAGGCGCCATGTTTTTCATGACCTGGGTATGAAAACTTTTTTACTTGTTTTAATCGTTCTATCTTGATGTAATGACACTTGTTACCATCATAGTAAGTAACATTTGCATCATGACAAAATAGATGTAACGATAGTAACTTTTTATTCATTGTCTTTATCTGTCGCCTCATAAAATCGTAATATTATAAACATTACTAATACACTTACTGGTATATTTATAACTGCGAAAAGGAGTCCGTGTTCTAGTGTCATGATTTCATAGGTTTAGGTGGTTCATCATTTATCATTTTTGACACCCATATCTTATCTAATATAAAGTACCATACTGCGTTTACTAATGGTTCTATTACTGCGTCTGCCATTGCTACCCATAGTTCTATGCCTGGGTCTAACAATTTTAGTACAGTTATAGCAATAAGAAAATGACCTATAGTAAATACTACAGTTCTAAGTAATGAACCTTTTATACTAATCCAAATCTCCTTCACTTATACATACCATCAGACCTAAACTTACTACTCTTTAAATACTCTAGCATATTATTAGGTGTGCTTTCTATGTATGGGTCATCATCTGTACCTTCATTATTGATGCCAGGTTCTTGCCACCACTTCTCAACAACTCCGTTATTGATAACGCACATATAACGCCAACTTCTATTACCAAACCCTAGATGATTTTTACCTACTAACATACCCATAAATCTAGTAAAGTTACCAGAACCATCAGGTATCATTTTCACATATTTGATACGCATATGTTCTGCCCACGCATTCATAACATAACTATCATTTACTGATACACAATATACTTCATCTATACCTAGATTTTTTATAGTGTTATACTCTTTTTCAAACCCAGGTAATTGTTTACTTGAACAAGTAGGCGTGAATGCACCTGGTAAACTAAACAACACTACTCTTTTATTATCAAAGTAATCCTCTGTAGTCTCGTTTATCCACGCACCACCGATAGCACAACCACCATCAGTTTCAACTTCGTCACCTACTCTAATCCTAAATGTAACATTAGGTATCTTAACTCTTAACATTATATCTCCTTGTGTTAACTTCTTTTACCGCTTATATCTAAATCTTTACCGAAACTTAAAATACAATAACTTGTATATGCTGGGTGATACTCAACCACAATAAACTTTTGCTCTTGCAAGTCTGCATATACTAAAAGAGGTATTTCTATAGGTATATCTGATAGACCTGCTTCACTTCTAACTGTTGCAAATTGTGTGCCTTGTAATATCAACACATGATTATGTTCTTTTAATACTTCTTCGAACTCACCTGGTTGCATACACATAACAGGTTTATCATTCCACTCTGCCGCATTTGCATGTTTAGTAATTAGTATCAAACTAAATGTTACAACTAATATTGCAAACAAAGTAGGTAAATTATCTAGAATTAACCACTTTAATTTATTAAACATAACTTATCCAAACTACCCATGATACTATTGCAATGAAACCTGCAATCAATGTATGATTACCTAAGTTCATAAAACTCTTGCCTACAGTATGTGGATTTTTAGGATCAATCATCGCCTCTCTAACATTTAATTTTTGCTTTATTATTTTAGGACCTTGTATGATATCGTTACCGTATTGATCCTCAGTTTCAAACAACTGTGGTTGATTACTCATGCTCACCTCCTGGGTCATTATCAGGCAAGTATTGTTTAGTTATCTTGCCTTTTTTATCTCTATGAATTACATAGTTTCTACCTCTACCATGTGAATGATACCCACTTCTAAATTTAAATCCTGTAGTCTCTGCTACTTTAAATGTTGCTACTGTAATAACTACACCTGTTACAAATGCTACATGGGCGATAGAACTTATTGCAAAGTTCATAAAAATATTGGTCGTCTGTAATGCAAAGATGGCAGACCACATAAATGCTAATACTTGCATGACCATATGTCGTACTTGCAAGTCAGGTATATGTCTAAGTGGATTTAATCTATGATCCATAATACCAGTCCAACATTCATATATAAATTTTCTCATTTAAAACTCCTCAACTAACTCAATCATATGTTTCATCTTCTTAGCGATAAACAAATCTAATAATTTTCTCTTACTACCTTTTGGTTCAGATTTAAATTGTTCTATAATCTGACTAACTATATTATCAGGTGTCATCGTTAGATTAACCATCAAGTTGTTTCGTTGCCAATGTTGTTTCTCTTCGTCTGTTTGACATGCATCAACACCACTCTTAATAAATTCTGCTAGTCTTTTTTTAGTCAAAGGTTTTTGTCTTTGACCATCTACAAATACAGTATCAGGTGATAAGATGTTAGGCACACCATCACCTCTGTCGCCTCTTGCAGTATGCTCTGCTAGATATTCGAAAGGTCTTACACATTTAATAAACTTTTTCATGATAGGACTATATTGCTCTACATTATGAAACTGTTGTAGTTGTTGAAAGTCTTTGTCACCTGATAATATCAATATGCTCTCAGCACCTAAAGGTTGTTCATCATCTACATGTTTACATATAGCACCTATGATATCATCTGCCTCTGCAGTTTCAACTTGTATCACTTTGTAAGGTGAGTGTTGTCTGATATCTTCTCGTATCTCATTTAGACTTTCAAAGATTAAATTCCAATCATAATCGCTTTCTTCACGAAACTTTTTTCTGTTTGCTTTATAGTGAGGAAAGGTTTGCTTTCGCCAGTAGTTCTTATCATCGCAACATATAATAATATCACCATACTTCTTACCGAACTTAGACTTATACATTCGAATAGAATTGAAGACCATATGTCTTATCAAGTCTGTTTCGATACCAGGACCACCTAGACCATTTGATGCACTATTGACCTGTTGCATTAGGTTACTTATCATAACCTGATTTAAATCAACTAATATCATTGTTCACTACTTCTCCATTGTTTTCTCATAGTAACATATATTGGGTCTTTTGTCACCACATTTCTTGCATTTCTGAACACTCTTGCCGATACTGCTTTGGCACTTGTCAATGCATCTGGTTCTTGCGGTAATCTATTAAACTTCTCATC